GTATTGTCTAATTCTGTAATAGTAACTGCTTCTCTTACGGAATCAACAAGTTTCTCTCCACCTGGAACATACTTTGCTACTTTTTTGACGCTATCAAGAATGAAACCACTTACACCATTTAACACTTTAATCATCATATTCATTGTACTAACAATCCAATCACCAGCAATTAAAGCCATGTTAGTCATTGCATCTTTAATTTGTGCGCCATCTAATTTAAGAACACCACCAATCAGTTGAAAGAAACTTCCAACCCACTCTAAACTATCTGAAATAAATGAAGTTAAAAATCTTGTTACTCGTTTTTGATATGAATCTTCTCCAGAAGTCAAATCAATATCAAATACGGCTTTGATAGCCATTGCCGCCAAATCAAGAAGACCAAAGATTGAACCTAGAATGCCTGCGATGAGTGCTTTAAACCTGTCGAAAAGAGTTACCTCAGTCACTTCTTTATCAAGTGCTTTTGCAATTTCTTCAGTATCAAATGCCGCAAAGATACCTTCAATTAACATTATGAAATTACCAATAATAGGCAATGCTTTAAGTGCTTTGGCTAATCCTGCACCAGTCATTTTCATAAAATCATCTAAGCCGGTAAATTCTGAAATGCCCTTAAAGAATCCACCCATATTTGAAAACACGCCCATAACTCTGTCTATAACACCAGTCTTAAGTGTTTCAAATACAAGCCCAAGTGTTGCGGCAAACTTACCAAAAATTCCTGTTTCAGAAAAGACTTTTGCAAGGTCATCAAAACTTTGAATTAAGCGACCATTAAAAAATTCTGTTTGAAAAATGCTTTTAAGTCTGTTGAATAGATCAATCTCTACATCAAATACTTTTGCAAGTTTTGTGACGATAGTATCAAAAAATCCAGTAAGAGAAAATGATTTTAATCTAGAAAATGCATCAGTAAAGAAGTTTTTAACTCCAGTAACAATGTCATCAAAGAATTGAACAAAGGCACTACTTTTTAATCTAGAAAACGCATTAGTAAAGAAGTCTTTAATTCCTTTAATGATATCTTCAGCAAATTGCCCTAACTTACTTCCTCTGATTGATTTAAAAATATCATCAAAGAATTTTCCAATGTTATCAAAGAACTGTTTTATTTTAGGACCAAGGTTTGGCAAACGACCAATTAAGTCATCAAAAAATTGTATGAATTTGTTAAGACCACTCTTTAAAAATTTTACCGCATCATTAAATTTTTTAGCAAGGGCATCAAAAGTTTTGGTGAAGAAATCAACAATTTTTTTACCCCAACCTTGTATGTCATCTAAAAATTTTCCTAATGCCGCAGTTAATCCAGCAAGCAAACTTCCTAGAAAACCTGTGCCACTCTTTTCTTTTTTGCCGCCAAGAACTGCTTCAAGAAGTTTTTCAATATTACGCAAAGACTTGAGAATATCATTGTCTAATTTTCTTTGCTCATTTTGATTTTCTTCATTGAATTGGCGGTCTCTTCTTCTATCTTCACGGTCTTTTTGAAATTCTTTTCCAATTGCACCAAGACCTTTCTCGACACCATTGAGAGCGGCACCAAAAAGCGCAGGATTGCCTGAGATGGCGGCTTGTTTAAAGCCTGACCCAAAACTAGACATTGATCCTTTAATTGTTTGTCCTAATTTTCCGACTAAATCTGCCATTTATTTTATCTTCTTTTTGAACGGGCTTGTGCCTCTTGTTGTTTTTGTCTTTCGTTTTCTTCTTTAATAAATTGTGTTAGAAGTAAAATATAAACTTCTCTTTCAAACGGCATCATTTCTTCTAATTCAGTCAAACTATATTTATGGTGTTGCATTAAAGCAAAATTTGTCTTGTAATAATTGGTCAGATTATCACTAGACAAGGCTATCCGAAAAAATTTGCCATGCCCTCCAGCGTAATGTAATCTTTCGTTCCACACTTTTCACATGTCCAATGAATTGTATGTTTTAACTTTGGCATTGTTGTGAAGAATGAATTGATTTTAGCAAATTGTTCTTGCCCAAGATTGTTAATGAAGTCTTGCAATTCTTGTTTTGTAGATTCTGAGGCAGGATATGTGTTTTCTGCATCGTAAATATAATCGATACATTGACACACAACATCAACAACTACATCCATTTGATTTTTTCCTTCACCTGCTCTTTGCATCTTATCTGCAAGTGAGATTGTTGGATACTTTAAAACAATACCAATTTTGTTTTCTTCATCAAGAACAATTTTGGTTTGATGTTCTGGATCTTTTTCAACTTCTACTTCCATCAAATTTAAAGAATACTTTGTTGTATGATTGCACTCTTCCATATTTCGATTGGTGCCTTCAAAGTGTGTTAAATTTAAATCAATTGTTTCACCAATTGACTTTGCACGAAGTCTAAGAAAGAAATACTCTAAGTCAAACATAGGAAGCGTATCAACTTTAACTGCATCTGATAAAGAACAGTTTGAAATGATCTGCTTAATTGCACGAAGCATCTCAGTTGATTCTTTGCTTTCAAGAGCCATGAGAAGAATCTTTTGCTCTTTGACCAAGAATGGTCTGTATCGAACTTGTTGGCCTGTTGAAGGCAAAGTCAATTCAAAGGTTGGTGTATTAATTTGTGGTAAAGCCATAATGTTTCTCCTTAATTATGTGATTTCAGAAAGTGTTTTCTGAGTAAAGTCATTAACATGATATCTATAAGCAATTGTTACTGCGAATCTTTGATAACTATCAAACTCTTCCCATGACAAATTCATTGGTCCTATACCAAGTGGAAAGGCACCATTGAGTTCGCACTTAGCAAGTTGTACTCTTTGATCGTTGACCTGATAAATTGTTACTTTGCCTCCTTGTGCATAATCATTGTAATAGCGAACAAATCCGCCAGTACCTTCACTACCGCTTGTTCCTGATTTTGTTACAATGTTGTCCATCCATGTTTCAAACACTTTTCTTTCTGTCATGTCTTCAGATGCAATGATTTGAAGATTGAGATCATTGTAAGTTACATCATATCCAAATTTTACAGTTGGACCAAATGCAATGTCATCGGTTGTTGCAATGGTTCTTCCTGGAAACTCAGTTGACTGACAACGAAAACGAAAGGTGTTGTTAAAACTATTATCTCCTACGGCGGCCGCAACTGTTGGTGGCAAAGTTACCTCTGCATAAAACAGATTTGGTCTTACGATCTTGACATTGTTTTTAAATGATGTTATGCTGAACATTTTTATCGTACCAATTTTCTACTGTCTGACCAGACAGTTTCTTTATCTGATTTCTTAAATTTTTCTAATGGTAAAAACAATGCAATATCCCATTCAATTGCAGTTATTTCTAAAAAAGGTGAACGAACATGTGAGTTCAAATATCTTTTTATAGTTGGTTTGAACGCTTTATATTTAGCCGCCCTAGAAGAATGCTATAAGATATCTTCACCTTTGTATTTTCGTCATAGTTTTTATCAGTTGTTGTACTGTAAATTGCATCCATAAGTCTTGCTCTTAAAGGATGCGGCAAATAGTGAAAGTTGATGCCTAAAAATCCATCTGAATATGTTTCAATTGGAAAAATCAAAGGAAAAGTATCGTAGTATGGCAAGTCCATTTTGCCTTTTGGATCATACTTAAACAGATACATGTAGCCGGGTGTCATTGTGCCGACTTTTCTTTTTTGTGCAAATGATCGAACCACCTTTGATGGTGATAAACGATTTGGCGCAGAGATTTGTTCTGCCGCATCACGATACCAATTTCTAGCCGCTACAGTTCTAGCAGGCAATTGACCTGCATTGACACCTTGGTAGATGATTTCCTTAAAAATTAACATAGTATTCCTGTTGTTGAATACATATATTTATGTCAATTGTTTCTCTGTGAGTATCTTAAATTCCCAATTTCTGTCTAAACAATACTCTGTTGCCGCTTTCCATTTCGCTTGATTGACGCCCCATGTCATGACTTCATTCAGATATCGCCTTGTTGGCTTTACTAAACCTTCTTTTTTCTTTGGTTCCATTGTTTGTTTGTAAGGTTTGACTTCAATCAGACATGCTTTAAGATTGCCATTGCGATCACGATATCGTACCCAAAAGTCTACAAAATAACGATGATATCGCATATCAATTGGGGATTTGTATGGTATGACCACCTCTTCAGAGTTCCACTCAAGTACAGAGGAATTCGTGTCACACCATACCATAAATCTACGCTCCAGTAAACTGCGGTAAATGATGTTTGTCGGATCGCCTTTGTATTTTTGTGGGTTCGCTGGTTTGTATCTGCCTCTGTATGCCATAGTGAATTATAAATAGATGAAAACTACCTTTCAAAGGATATTTAGATGGCACTCACAAGTTTTTCATTAACTTCAGATGTTGGCGGTGCAGGTGTTGGCGATCAATTTGGAACCAAAGATTCTGGAGCCACTCAGCAAGTAATAGGAAGATATACTGAGGCTGGTTTGTCTGGAACACTTTCGTATCCATTAAACAGTCAACAAGATGGATTTCACATTCCACGAATGTCGTTTAAGTTTTATGATGCTTTTGGAGTATTTATTCCTGGTTCGCCTATAGTAAAATTGCGTGTGCCAAATAACTTTAATGTGTCAAACTTTTCTGAGTACGCTAGAACTGAAGCAATCTTTGGAGCGGGCATGGAAACGATGGCAGGTCAACTCTATACCGAAGCAGGCGCGGAAAATGTGGGTGAACAAGCAGGTGGAGAATTAAAATCAACTGATATTACAGGAGAAACCCTTTTAAAATTTGGTGCTACTGCATCAGAAGCATTTTTATATGCTCTTCAAAAATCTCTTGCTGGTGCTACAGGCTTTCTTACTTCTGGTGGTTTAAATAGTATATCTCAAGCAGAATTTACTCAAAGAGCCGCAGTTAATCCATATGCACAATTGCTTTACAAAGGTCCTCAGTTTAGACGATATCAAGTGCCAATTGCGTTTAGACCAAGAAGTCAAACTGAAGCACAAACCATTACTAAAATTATTAATACTTTTAGGGTGGCATCATCACCATCAGCAAGAAATAGACAAATATCAATCGGAGGAAGTGTAGGCACCCTTCAATCATTTACTTTTGGTTATCCACATCTAACTACATTCTCAATTGATTTCAATTCACCACAAGGTGCAAAAACACTTTTCGACAGTAAATTGTGTGCGATTGAATCTGTAGCAGTAGACTACGGCGGTCAAAAGATGACATTCTTTGAAGATGGTATTCCTACAGAAACAACTATGACACTTCAATTATCTGAAGTTACAGTCCGTACTCTTGGTGATGCTAAGTACGATGCTACAAAAGGTGCAACATTGGTATAAGATATGGCACAATATTCTTTCTATCCAAAAATTAAGTATCAAATTAATCCCTTTACTGAGTTAAAGGTTGTTGACATTACAATCTCAACAAAGATTAAGCAGGCACTTAAAAACTACAACGCCATTGCAATCACTCCATACATAGTACAAAATGGTGATCGACCAGATGCAGTTTCATATTTTTTGTATGGTACACCTTATTATGAGTACATTATTCTTATGGTCAATAATATCGAAAACATTTATGATCAATGGCCTAAAGATGATTCAACATTTGAAAACTATATCATTGAAAAATATGGTAGTGTGGCAACCGCAAGAAACGGATTTAAATTTTATTACACATCAGATGGCGACATTGTAAGCGAAGAATATTGGCAAACACTACCTGGAACAACAAAATATAGAGAAACTTTCTACGAATACGAAACTAGACTAAATGATGAAAAGGCTCGCATTCGTGTTTTAGAACTTCCATACATTGTTCGCTTTGAAAGCGACCTACAAGAAATACTATCACAAAGAACATGAGCCTTTTAAATTTTCCAAATACCAATTCATTTAACGAACAGGATTTTATTCCTCAGTTACAAACCGGTGTGCATTTTCAAGGTACATATACACTTGACACTTTGCGTATTAAACTGAAGAATGAACAGATTGTTGAACTTGGCAATGTTTTTACAGAGATCGAAGTCTTTGAAGATGTTTTCAAGTATTCAATTGAAGGCAGAATAAGAATCAAAGACTATGTTGGTGGCATAGAAAAATTTATTCTTACGGGCGGTGAAGAAATTGCCATTCGTGCATTAAAACCAAATGGGCAAAATGAAATTATTCTTAGCCGTGACGATTTAATTGTCACTCATTTATCGCCAGTTGTGTTTACTCAAAACAATGATCGAACATACGATTTATTTTTTAAGTCAAAGTCTTCAGTTAATTCAATGAAGAAAAAAGTATTTAAAAGTTTTGGTTCAGATCGTAGTTTGTCAAGTGTGGTCAAAAAACTTTTTTCAGAGATTGATACTTCTACATCAAATCTCACAATTACTGATAGTGACATATTTTTAAACAATGCTTATGTTTGCCCAGGTAAAAGACCACTAGACGCAATCAACATGTTAGCCAAGAGAGCATGTGTCAATGGTGATTATTTTCTATTCTTTGAACGATTTGCAAGAAATCCATCAGAGAATTTTACTCATGTGTTTATCGGTTTTAATACACTTAAAGATTTTTGGTCAAAAAATGCATCTATACCAAAAATTACTTACGAACCAAATGTAAGCAAAGTTAAATACATTGATGAAACTGAAAGCGAATCAAATGTTTCTACATTTTATGTAAGGCTAGAACAAAACTTTGATCATATGGCATTTACAAAATCAGGTTTTTACAATTCAAGAATTCGTACACTTGATTTAATTAATCAAAATTATTCAGATACAAAGATTGACTACATTAATGAATCTGAAGATAATCTCAAAACAATTTATGACAATCGCTTTATTGATAGCAAAAATATTTTTGCAAAATATGATTCTACAACAATTGAAAGACTAATTGTAAAACCAAGAAGCGATGCAATTACAAATAAAAATGAATGGTTAAAGTATGATACATATGGATCAGTATTGAATAGCGGTATCAGAGTTGTGGTGCAAGTTTCTGGTGCAACAAATAAAATTTCTGCTGGTAGTCTTGTTGAATTAAGCATACCAAGTCAGGCATCAAAAACAATTCGTTATGAAAGCCCAGTACCACACGAAGATCAAGTTTATTCTGGCAAGTATATGGTAACTGCCGCTAGACATTATTTAACACCTAAATCGTATAACAAAACTTTAGAATTAAGTCGTGGATCACTCAGATTTGATATTGACACACTTGTTGATAGATTTTCTGCGGCAGAAGCAATCTAAGAGAATAGATGATGAAACTTTCATTTTCAGAATATGTACAACAGACTGATTACGAAGCCTATCAGTCGCTATTAGAAAAACTTATCATGTACAACAATGGTAAGAGATATGGGCAGATTGTTTTTCTAGCAGGCGGTGCTGGATCAGGTAAAGGTTTTGCAATCGACAAATTTATGGAAGGCGACAAATTTAAAGTTCGTGATGTTGACGAATTGAAACTTGCATTTCAAAAACTCAGTCGCCTAGATAAGTTTACCACTCAACAATTGCTTGACAAGTATGGTCAAAATTTAAGTGTGAATGATAAAGACTTGGTTCAAAAAGAAATGACCGATAAAGGCATTAACCTGAACCGCCTTGATCTGAAAAATCCAACGCATGTTTATTTGTTGCACACATTGGTTCGTGCGACAGGTGCAAAAAATAAAACACTTGATTTGATTTTGGGTGATGCTAAAGAAGGCACACTACCAAACATTCTTTTTGACACTACATTTGCAGACATGGATGACATGAATAATTACATACCTATGTTACTTAAGGTTGGCTATCAACCAAAAGACATTCATGTGACTTGGATTCTTACCAACTACGAAATTGCAATTCAAAACAATGCAAAAAGATCAAGAGTGGTACCACAAGACATTCTATTGAAGACACATCGTGGCGCTGCAAAAACAGTAGTCAATTTGGTCCGTACAGGATTTCCAAGAGAAGTCGATGGCGGAATCTATGTTGTTCTCAACAATCCAGAGAACACCATGTTCATTGTCAATCCAAAAACAGGTGAACACTATAAAGACATTAAGGGCAACAAAGTCGTTGGTGACTTTATGTACCTTACATTGAAAAAGCCAGGCAAGCAAATTACAAACAATGCTGAAGTAAAGAAACAATTATACGCTTGGATTAAAAGTAATGTTCCAGAAGACGCATTAGACACAAAAGACTTGGACAATCTATGAAAACATTCAAACAATACATTAGCACTCCTGCTTCAATCGATGAGTGGGAAGAAGATGTTTACGGACCAGAGATACTTGAAACACTCAAGCAAGTCGATGGTCGATGGGCATTGGTTTCAAAGAAAACTGGAAAACCTCTTGCATACTACAAAGGTGAAGGCAAACCATCAGATGAATGGGTTGCTGATCAAGAAAGAAGAATTCAGTATTTCAAACATAAAGGTTAATCATGTTTCTTGGTAAAGATGGGTTTGTTTGGTGGATTGGAGTTGTTGAAGACATCAATGATGACCTTCTTCTAGGCAGAGCGAAGGTTCGTATTTTTGGTTATCATCCTGAGTATTCTTCTGGTCGTTTAGATACCAGCGACTTGCCATGGGCGTACACAATCATGCCTACAAATATACCTAACGCATATGCAAGACCAGAGTTAGGTGATTGGGTATTTGGTTTCTTCTTAGATGCAGACGAAGCAGAAGAGCCAGCGATTTTAGGCTATCTTCCAGGAGTACCAAGCGGCACAGGTTCTTTTGGTCGCTATAAAAAAGAACGAAGAAACTTTTACAATACTGCCGCAAATACTGCAAACAGTTTTTCAATTACCACAAGATCAGGTCACACACTTGATTTCCAAGATTCGGTTGGTTCAGAAGCAATTACGCTAACACACAAAAATCGAAACACCTTTACAATGTCAGCCAATAGCGACATTACAATTAGGCATCAAGCATCGTCAAATGGTATCATAAATATTCAAAGAGGTTCATCGTCAATTCAAATGTTTGCAAATGGCAATATTCAATTGAGTGCGCCTTTGGGAGATATCATTGTAAGTGGCAATGGAGGATCATACGGAATTACACAAAAGTTTTTTAATCTTGATCAAATCAATGCATCACAGAATACACAAATTGAGGTAGCAAAAACACTTCCGGAACCATAATGAAAGGCTACACAGTTATTTTAGTCACATGTCAACAGAATGTCAACTTTTTAAAGGATTATTACCATGACCAATCACGAAACGCTAGTAAGTTTGTTTGACACATACTTGAAAGAAAATGAGAAGTTTACCGATAAAGGTGTAAAAGCCGCAGGCACAAGAGCAAGAAAAGCACTTGCTGAATTCACAAAAGCCGCTAAAGAACGAAGAAAAGAAATTCAAGATAGCAAAACTACCGAAACAAAAGAATAAATAGTCTATCATGGCAGAACAAGTATTTTTTAAAGATGTGCCACTCATTTTTCGTATAAATCCAGTCACATATGATTTGTCGCTGGCAAAAAACGAAGAAGCAGTCAAAAAGGCACTTATTAATCTACTCCGAACAAAGATTGGAACGAGACCGTTTCGACCAACATTTGGCGTGGACCTAGATCGTTACTTGTTTGAAAATGCTGATTATGATACAGAAATTGAAATTAACAAAGAAATTGCAAGAGCAATCACAGAACACGAACCAAGAGTTCAATTGATTTCAATTGAATCTACTTTAAATGAACAAAATGGAATTAAGGTTGTAATTACATATCGTGTGACAGGTTTCAATAGAGTTCAAACAGTCGAAACAACCGTTACTACAAGAGTAAGATAAATGGCGACCCCTACAAATTTAAGAGTTGATGAGTTAGACTTTGAAACCATCAAAGAAAATTTAAAATCATTTCTCAAACAACAAGATCAATTTCTTGATGTAAACTTTGATGCCTCTGGCATTAATATTTTACTTGATGTTCTTGCATATAATACTTACTACAATGCAACATATTTAAATCTTGCCGCTACTGAAAACTTTCTTGCAACTGCACAAAGAAGAAACTCTGTAGTTAATCTCGCAAGAAGTTTAAATTATATACCAAGATCAAGATCATCTGCAAGAATTTATGGCACAATTACTGTTACCGCAACTGGTTCTCCAACCAGTGTTGACTTGCCAAGATACACAAGATTTGAGGGCATAGTTGACGGCACCACATATGCTTTTTTGACACCAGAACCAGTTTCGCTTTTTAATACAACTGGTAGCACATATCAAGAAACTGAGGTTGAATTAGTTCAAGGGCGTTTTGCTACAGAAAGATATGTTGTCAATCCAAACGATCCAGATCAAAGATTTTTAATTAATAACGCAAATGTTGATACATCAACTATTCAAGTTCGTGTTCAAACTTCTTCATCTGATGCAACAACTAGAGTGTTTATCAATCCAGAAAATGTAGTTGAAGTTACAGGAACAACGCTTGCTTATTTTCTAGAAGAAGTTGAAGACGGAAAATTTGAATTGGTTTTTGGTGACAATGTTGTTGGGCGTGCATTAGATGCAGGCAACATTGTTGAAATTGATTACATCGTTTCAGATGGTGCAGATGCTAATGGTGTTTCAAATTTAACTTTAGTTAGCACAGTTACAGGCGTAACCAATGCAACATGGATTGCAGAAGGTCCAGCAACAGGCGGTGAGGAAAGAGAATCACTTGAGCGTGTGCGATTTAATGCACCAAAGTTTTATACTGCACAGAATAGAACAGTTACCGCAGAAGATTACCTATCACTTATACTTAGACAACCCAATGTAGGCTCTGCCGCAGTATGGGGTGGCGAAGACAATGATCCACCACAGTATGGTCGTGTGTTCATTGCAATTCGACCAACAACAGGTGTTGCACTTACGCAGTTTGAAAAAACTGCAATTATTGACACGGTCGTTAAACCAAAGAAAATTCTTACAGTACAAACAGAAATTGTTGATCCAGAATTTACTTACTTACAAGTTACTGCAAATGTGAAATATGATCCAAGACTTTCAACAGTTACCGGCGAAAGTTTGAAGTCATTAGTCATTGATACAATTAAAAAATACAATGATGATGATCTTAATCAATTTTCAAAATACTTTCGTTATTCAAAACTTACAAAACTTATTGACAATACCGAAAGATCAATTCTCAACAATACAATTTCAGTTCGTTTGAGAAAAGAAATACCAGTTCAATTGGGCGTTGGTACACGATACGAAATTAATTTTTCAAATCCAATTAACTCAGTTACAAGAGGGCGCCCTGCCACATTCCCATATGGTATTGCTTCTCAGATCGTATCAAACTCATTTACATTTCAAGGGCAAACAAATTGCTTCTTAGAAGAAAACAACGGAATTGTTCGTATCTATCGTATTGTTCGTACTGACATTGTAGGTGTTGCACAAAATATTGGAACAATTGATTACACTACAGGAAAAATTATTCTTACAAACTTTGCACCAGATGCTTTTGCAGACGGTGGTACTACACTTAGAATTAATGTTGTACCAGCAGAGTTAGACATTCTACCACTTAGAGGGCAAATTCTTGTCATTGAAGACACCGACATTACAGTAAACATTACAGACGATACACAAATCAGTTTAGTTAGAAGATATAGTTAGAAGATAAACAAGATGGCAAAAGGCGATTCAAATCCTTCATTGAGTTTAGATACTCTTTTTCCGACTTTAAGCGATGAGAGTTTTCTACAATTTCTAAAGGATTATTATAGATTTTTACAGAGTACTAAACTTACTCTTACAGATGTTTCAGGAACATTTGTAAAAGGTGAGGTGATTACTGGTGCCGATAGCAAAGCAACAGGTACAGTATTTTTTGTAGGAACAAATGAAATTGTTGTAGTGATGAATACTGAGTTGCCTCTTGATTCAACAGAGGTGATTACTGGCTCAACATCTGGTGCTACTGCAACAATCAGTTTAGTTAAAGACAATGTAATTCGTGAATCTGCAAGACTTAAAGATGCTCGTAGTCAATATGTTTCTGGCGATGAGTTCTTTCAACTTTTAAAAGATGAAGTCAATAGTGGATATCCATCTACATCTCAAGCAGATCGTAGACTTCTTTACAATCGCATTCGTGACCTGTTACAATCTAAATCTACTGAAGAAGCATATCGTTTTCTATTCAAAGCATTTTTTGATGAAAACATTGAGATTCGTTTTCCAGGCGATGACTTGCTTCGTGTATCAGATGGTAAATTTGAAAAGACAAGTCTGATTCGTGTTATTCCAACAAACACAAATGCGTTTCCTATTGGCGGAATTTTTGATTTTCTCAATAAAACAATTCGTGGTCAAACATCTGGTGCCGTTGGTACAGTTGTTAACATTTCAATTTCATTTCTTGGTGGTGTACAGTACGCAGAATTTAACTTAAAACTTGTTTCTGGTGAATTTGAAGCCGGCGAAACTGTTGCAGATGTTTTGCAATCAAGACTTTCTACTGAAGTCTTTGGTATCATTGGCGACATTCAAATTAACGATGGCGGTTCTGGATATTCAGTTGGTGAAGCAATTACAATTACTGGTGATGGTGCTGAAGCAACCGCAGAAGTTTCATCAATTAGTACGGGTCCAATCAATAAGATTTTAGTCAATGTTCCTGGATATGGATATCGACTAAACACAAAAGCCTCAATTAATAATACTGATACTGCTGGCGCAAATCTTCAAATTGCAGTTACTTCTATTGCAAACACATATACTGTAACTGATGGTGCCAATACTTATACAGTAGGTGATACTAGCAGAATTCAAATTGTAAATCGTGGTTTTGGTTATCAAAGATCGCCAGTTATTACACTTGTTGATTCAACAATTCAATCTATTGGTCTTCTTTCAGAAAGACTGATTACAATTGCAAACTCTGGTACAGATTATGCAGTTGGTGAAATACTTACTTTCACTGGTGGTTCTGGCAATAGTGCCGCAGGGCAAGTTGCTTCTGTTGGTAACACCGCACCTTTCGGTGAAGAAAATATTTTGTTTGAAGACGATTTTGTTTTAACACAAGAGCAAGAAGTCAATGGTCTTAAAAGTGCAATCAAATCTGAAGATTGGGGAAATCTAGGATCAATTTTACGAATTGAACTAACCAACTTAGGTATCGGATATCTATCTAATAATCTTCCTACTCTTACACTTGAATCTGCAAACACAGTAAGTGGAGCAAATGCATCATTTACAGTTAATGACATTCAAGGTGTAAGTGCAAATGTTGAAGTTGACATTGCAAATAACGCAGTAGGCATTGGTTCAATTCGTGAAATTAGTATTCGAAATCCAGGTATTAATTTTAGTTCTGCTAATGTTAGCGCAAATACAGTTGGCGATGGCAATGCAAACCTTGAAGCAATTATCTCTGGTTTAAATGTAAACCGAGGATTCTTTACTAACGATGATGGTAAAATTAGTTTCAAAATTATTCAGGACTCATTCTTCTATCAAGACTTCTCTTATGTTATTCGAAGCGGTCTGATTATTAATGCCTATCAAGAGTTAGTAAAAGAAACTGTTCACCCGGCTGGTCTTGAGTTCTTTGGTGAGATTGTTATTACATCTATTATTGCTCTTACCGCAGAATTTAAAAGTCAGATTGATCAATCACCACGCCCACTTGCACTCAGCAGTTTCCTTTCATTGTATCCTGTTGGTGTTAATCTTCCATTTGCTGGAGCAATTCGTGAAGTTGAAATTACGCCAGAGTTTATTGATCAAAAAATTAAACCACGCATATCTAAGTTCTTGAAACCTTCTGGTGCAAGTGACGATAAAAACTTAAGCATTCGTGAAATTGCATTTGAAAGAGGTATTAGTGTACCTGCTGAGTTTAGTGCTAAAGAAATTGTTAATAAATTACATCTCTATATTGATGTTGCTCTATTCCCAACATTCAGCGATGTTGCTACTGATACAATTCCAATAATACCAGTCGAACTAGATTACATTCTTTCTGGTATCAGTAATATTATTGATACGCACAGAGAGTATCAAATTGAAATTGCACCAATTCGCATGGAGCAACCTCTTGCGGTTCGTGATTTCAATGTAAGAGAAATTGAGATCGTTAAGAATATTGATGCCGCAGTCAATATTGATGATGTTAAAACTCAAACCACATTTCTTAATGCTGATCAATACGGCGAAACTCCACTTTCTTTCTTTGCAGAAAGTTTAATTTCTAGTTTATCTGGAAATACATTCTTAGACTTTACTGGATTTGAAACTCCAGTTCAAACATTCTTTAGAAGAATTGACACTCAAGGGCTTGAGGTTGATATTGAATTGGTTTCAACCGATCTCAAAGCACAGGTTATTGATTCAACATCTTTTGGCACCGAAAAAGAAGTGCCATTGTTTGTTTCTGTACCACTTATTCGTTCATTTGTTGATGAGATTGTCAACCGACTTGAAATTCATTTAGATGTTTCTGCACAAATTGTTCTTAACGATGTACAGATTCTTGAAACTGCAATTAGTGATGTTGTCATTCAAATATTTTCTATTGCACAGGATAAAATTAAATACGATGATATTCTTATCTCGCAAATTGCATCAGAACAAATTTCTGCTTATGCAAGCACAAGATTTAAAGATACATTTGTTATACCATTAAGCCCAGCAAGAACACATCAAAAAGTTGAGGTTGACATTGAACTTCCTCTTGTCACAGTTGCCGCCAATCTGGAACCATTTAGAATCTTTGTTGACAGATTGCGTTTGCCATCTTTGGATACTGGCGTTACAATTATTGATGCCACACTTGCATTTGAAGGCACAACTTATGAAATTGAAATGCGTCCACAGTTTGTTCAATTTGCACCAACACCAATTCCACAAACTACTGGTAGACTGAAGAGATTAACTTACATTCTACCTCCAGTTACGGCTACAATACCAAACATCTATGAAGTAATTAAGATTCAACCTAAACTTGATATTGCGCCAATTCCAAGAATGAAACTTGAAATTGATGTACCACCTGGATTTACATCACCATTTAAAGGTGAGTATGCTGACATTCCATTGAGTGTGTATGGGAATGAGCAAATTGCATCAATCGCCGAAGATACTTTCCAAGATGTTGGAATAATTTACCGATATCAGTCATTGTCTAGAGTAGACTTTGATTATGAGATTGAAATTGTACCACAAACAATTGATCTTCGTATGGCATTCTATAGTGAAATCTATACAATGACCAATCGTGTGCATACTACAGAAATTGATATTCAGTCTGAAATTGATGTTGCACCAACAATTTCTACAAGTATTACTTATACAGTAGAATCACCTCTCATTGATCAAGCACTCATTGGTGTTCTCAACTTCAACATTCGTGAAATTGAAATTGTACCACAAACAATTGATCTTCGTATGGCATTCTATAGTGAAATCTATACAATGACCAATCGTGTGCATACTACAGAAATTGATATTGTTTCTAGAGCAAATGTTTCAGTAATTACGCCACAAGAAGTTATCATTAATTATGTGATCGCACCAGATGCAATTGATGTAGGAAATTCTGTTCGTGACTTTAACATTCGTGAGATTGAGATTCAACTACTCATAGATTCACGCATGAGATTCTATTCAGAAATTCTCACTATGACTAACCGTGAGATGACGATAGAGTTGAAAGTGTTCTCTGGACCAATAGATGTTTCTACAAGACATGGAAGAAGCATAGATGTAAATTACAGTCGATATGCTGATATTCCAATTTTTGAAGTTCAAAATGATCTTATTTCAACATTTATTACGCTAAGTGTTGATTCATCTACAATTACTGTTGACGATGATCAAATTACTGTTGACGATGAGATTACATTTAATACAGTACCGCAAAATTCATTTGTTAAACAAATACCATCAACATACTATGAGATTGAAATTCAACCATTGAAAGAAGTTGTTTCATTCTCAGATGTTGCAACATACGACCGTGAAATTCAACTTGAAATTTCTTCATTTAATGAGACCGTTTCAAGCGTTCAAACTCTACCTATAAATAGAGTTATTGAAAATGATCCTTTGTTTGTTGGTCTTACACAAGGAGAATTGACACTCAGCCAAGAAACAAAAATTGATGTAATTTTAGGTTCTAAGTACAAAGGTTCGTTAATAGAATCTTTACAGAATCAGTCCATTGATGAATTGTCTAATGCAACATTTGAAGATTACATTCCACTTGGAAAAGCAAACTTTGTTCAAAAATATCAAACATACGCAGAAACTCCAATTAGAACCGTTGAAAATGAAGAATTGGAAGATTATGGAAATGGAAGCGTTATCTTTACAGACATATTTACCAATCGAAACATCGGTAAAAATGTGTTTGCAAATGGTACAGTAACATTCTTGGATCCAGGATTCGCAGAAAGCAGAATCGTGAATCTTTCCGGTGACCCAATTACTCTTTTTGAAGCAAATACATTCTTAGACAGTACTGGTTCAAATACATCGGTTTTTGGTACGAACACAGAATTCTTGTCAGACTTTAGAGAAGGCGGAACACTATTGACCGATACCGAGAAGTTCTTTGTTAGATATCTTGCAAACAACCAATATCTGGAGATTAATGTGAATCCAGAAGAAAATTATAATGATGTATCGGTTTACCGAGAGTATTTCATATAAATAAACTGAAACAAACCAAAGGTAGTTTTTTCATATAAATAAAAGAGATTGCCAAACACCCTATTTTAAGGAGATAAAATATGCCAGCAATTGCAACCAGTAAATTCAGAGTACATAACGCAGAACAGTTTCTAGAAGCGTTTTCTGAAGCCGCTAACACAATTATGTACCTCTACATTGGTGGTACAAGTCCATTCGCAGACGATTTTAACCCACCAACACCAACCAACTCTACCGCAAACATTGAGTTCATTCCTTGGAGAGATACAATTGCGGCAAAGCGTATTCAGTCAACCGATGTGGTTCATGTTATTGACCGCTATGACTGGACTACTGGTACTGTTTATGACCAGTATGATGATCAAGACACAGACATTCTTGATGATGACTTCTATGTTCTCACCGATGACTTCAATGTGTACAAGTGCTTGTTCAACAACGGTGCTTTGACTTCTACAATCAAGCCAACAGGTACTTCAACTTCTGCCGCAACACTTGCTGACGGCTACAAGTGGAAGTATATGTACACAATTTCAACTTCAGACGCTTTGAAGTTTTTGACAAACGATTACATGTCTGTTCGTACAGATAACACCGTTTCAGGTGCCGCAGTTGATGGCGGTCTTGACACAGTTCTTGTAACTGCTGGCGGTTCTGCATTTGCTTCAGCACCTACAGTTGCTATCGTTGGCGATGGTACTGGTGCTACTGCTACTGCAAACATTACCTCCGGTGCAGTTTCTTCAGTTACAATTACTGCCGCAGGTTCAGGTTATACCTTTGCTCAAGTTTCCTTCTCAGGTGGCGGTGGTTCAGGTGCCGCAGCCAGAGCAATTCTACCTCCAAAAGGTGGTCATGGTAAAAATGCAATTGAAGAACTTGGTGGCAAGTTCATCATGATCAATGTGCGCTTGGATGGTACTGAAGCAAACACAATCTCTACTGCTAACGACTTCCGTAAGATCGGTTTGATTCGTGACCCATTTGAGTTTGGCACAGGAACCCGTGGTCTTGCGACAAACTATCGCCAGACATTTCGTTACACAGTTGCAGACGCTAACGCTTCATTCTCACTTGATGAAACTGTTACTTCTGGTTCTAATACCGCTACTGTCGTTGAGTGGGATAACACTAACAAGCATCTCTTTGTTAACATGCCACTACCACTTGCATTTGCAAACGGTGCTACTGTAACAGGTGGTTCTTCTGCCGCAACTGGTACAATTAGCGCAATTAGCAACCCAGGTCTTGCACCATATACAGGTGATGTTCTTTATGTTGAAAACAGAAGCCCAATTTCAAGAGCGAATGACCAGATTGAGGATGTAAAACTCGTTATTGAATTCTAAATTTGGTTGTTTTCAGTTTAAAGGGTAAAGGGTGATATGTCAAATCCCGGTGGTGTAGATTTAAATATTGGTCCATACTTTGACGATTATGATGAAGATAAAAAGTATGTAAGAGTTCTCTATAGACCTGGTCGAGCAGTCCAGGCTAGAGAACTCACACAAATGCAGACTTATCAGCAAAAGCAGATTCAACGCTTTGCTGAATACTTTTTTAGTGAAGGATCAATTGTTGATGGATGCGAACAGAGTTTAGACTTAAGAATGGAGTATGTAAAACTTCAAACTGAGTTTAACTCTGTTGAAGTTGATATTGATGAGTTTGTCGGTCAAAGAGTTGTAGGTGCGAACACTGGTTGCCGTGCCTATGTTGGTCTTGTCTCCGAACTTGAAGGCGAAGATCCAAAAACTCTTTTCATCAACTATGAATCAACTGGCTCTGTCATTCTAAGTGTTGCCGCTACCGGATCATTTATTACTTTAGGTAATACCATCACATTTAATTCTGGCAATAGCGGAATTATCAAAGCATTCTATCAGGACCCACTTACATCCGAATTTAGAGTATTCGTTGGTGATCTTGTGGGTTCTCCTGATACTGTTCCATTTACTGCAAACACACAAGGTTCTAATGGTGGCATTATTACTATGAATGTGGGTGCGCTTTATGATAAGAGAACATCTTCAAAATTTGAAAATAACGAAAGAGTTTTTGTACTCATTGATGACATTGCAGATTCTCCAAATACTGCATACGCAAATACTGTAACATCTAGAGCAACCTTCACAATTGTAGATGAAGGGCTTGCTACACAAGAAACATTTGAATATGGTTCCAAATATACAATTGCTGATGGAACAATCTATGTGGCTGACCACTTTGTTAAGCATGATAGTCAAACAATTGTTCTTGACAAGTATACAAACAAGCCATCATATAAAGTTGGTGTAATTCCAGTTAAAACATTTATTGATACTGTTGATGATCAAACACTTCTTGACAATGCACAAGGCACACCAAACTTCCAAGCACTTGGCGCTGATCGACTTAAAATTGATACTGTTCTTGCAAAAGTAGAAGTTGATGCAGTAACAGACGAATCAGAATTTGTACCAATCACCGAAGTTATCAATGGTAGCATTGCAAAGAAATTTACAGAGCAAGTAGAAAGCAAATTAGAAGATGCACTTGCTAAAAGAACATTTGAAGAATCAGGAAACTACACACTTTCTGATCCAAGAATTTTTATTCGTGAACATCTAAGAATCAATGACAACGGTGGTAAGTTTACTGTTGCAGAAAATGGCAACAATCAATTGCTTGTCATTGAAACTGATCCATTTGTTTCTTATGTCAAAGGATATAGAAACGAACTTCTCACGAAAATTTTTACACCAGTACGAAAAGGTACTGACACACAGTATGTTGAACAGGTAAAAACTTCAATTATTATTGGTAGTTACATTCCTGTTAAAGAACTTGTTGGCACATGGGACTTCATGGAATCAACAAAGATTGATCTTTACGATACTGCACAACAAGCAATTTCAAATAATAGTTTTAGTTCCACAACACTTACTGGAACAAAAATTGGTGAAGCAAGAGTGAGAGCAATTGAGTATGTGTCAGGTACAGTTGGTACTGCTGATGCAAAATATGATTTATACATCTATGACATTGCAATGAATCAAGGCAAGAGATTTCAAGATGTTCGTGCATTCTATGATACTGGCGGTAGTTTTCCAAATCGATTTGCTGATGTGGTCGTTGATACATTGGGTAATGCGACACTTAAAGAAACTGCATTTGAATCATCTATTTTTAAACTTCCATACACTGGTATTCGAACAATTCGTGATGACAATAACAATGTAGAATCAGGATTTCAATTTAGAAAAGAATTTCCTGCAAACTTTAACGGCTTTGGTGCAGTAACACTTGCTACCACAGACTTGAATGAAACATTTTCTTCTGGTGCAACTGAAGGGCTTAAGAATACAAATTATCTTGTAATACCAACAAATACTGCAAACACTAGCGCACTTACTGGTACTGCGAATGTAACAAGCGGTAGCACTACAGTTTCAAGTTTACCTGGTGCAACAACATTATTTACAACACAATTTCAAGTTGGTGATGTAATTCGTGTTGGTTCACAAGACAGAATTATTACTTCAATTACAAATAGTGCTGTTTTGACTGTTGCTTCAGCATTTTCATCAACACTAAGCAATCAGCCAATTTACAAAGTATTTCCTGCTGGGCGCCCAATTAAACTTTCAGGCATTGGATCAACTGGCGCTAATAGAACAGTATTAACAGGTTCTCCACCACAAACAGTTGACATTGATTTAAAAGAAACTGGGCTAATTACTAGCATTGGTTCAGGTTTTGCCGCAAGAGTTTCAGTAATTATGGATCGTGCAAATGCAAGAGAAACTCGTAAAACACTTAACGCAAGCCGTGAAGTTCAAATCAATCCAAACACACATCCAAATGGGCTTGTTGGTCCATATGGATTAGGATATGGTGACATTTATCAAATTCGTGCAGTTTATCAATCAAGTGGTTTTGGTGTAACTGCAACAACAAGCAATACAGATGTTACAAGTTTATATACTCTTGACAATGGTCAAAGAGATACTTCATACGAACACGGAACAATTACACCAAACATTGGTATAAAACCAACAGGAAATCTTCTTGTTGTTTTTGATCACTTTACACACGATACTTCACAAGGTATTGGATATCTTTCATTTGATTCGTATCCAGTCAATGATATTACAACAACAAGTACAACAATTCGAACTGAACAAGTTCCTTCTTATCGATCAATTAGAACTGGTGAATTGTTTAGTCTTCGTGATTGTCTTGATTTTAGACCAATCAAAGCGGCAGCCAGCCCAAACACCAATCCAATTGATACTGGAGCATATCAGATTCCAACTGGTGGCTTACACTTTCCAACACCAGCATCAAACTTTGATTCAGACTTGATTTATTACAAAGGTAGAAAAGCAAAACTATTCATTGATGAAAATGGTGCGCTGGGAATCAATGATGGTTCTCCTGGCTATCCTCTTTCATCTCCACCACCATCAATTCCAGACACACTAGAATTAGCAGAGATTACAATTCCTGTTTATCCATCTCTTGCGACTGATATTCGTATTGATTCTTATAAGAATCGTAGATTTACAATGCGTGAAATTGGTAGAATGAATAAGCGTATTGAACAGATTGAATACTACGCAACACTTAGCGAACTAGAAAAACAAGCGCAAACTAAAGTTGAAGTTGACAACGATGGATTTGATCGTTTCAAAAATGGTATTCTTGTAGATTCATTCAGAGGGCATAACATTCATGATGTGTTTAATCCTGATGGCAACAGAGTTAGAATTGATACTAGAGGAAATTACGCTACTGCCTATGCAAACAATGAGGTTCAAGTAGAACTTGTTTTAAATGAAGGATCATCTACAAACTTTAAAAAGACACCTGGTAGAAAAGTATATGTAAACTATACTGAACAAGATTTCATTAATCAGCCATTTGCTTCTACAACAATCAACCTTGCACAAGAACTTACATTTACTTGGTCTGGTGACATGACAATTGTTCCAGCAACAGATAACTGGATCGATACAACTTTTAGACCAGAGGCAAACTCAGTAGTAGACTTAACAGGTATTACAGATAACTTTAGAGCATTGACAAATTCTTGGAACACCGTTGTTGCCCCACATCTAAGACATTGGGTTGGTGAAACTCCTGTTACCACAGTCACATCAACAACCGGTAGTAGTAGAAGTGGTACTTTGGTTACTGACTTTCGAGATACAAGAACAGTTACTACACAAAACCAAACACTCAATGAAATTCAAGCAAACTTTACACTTGCTAATGAGGCAATCAATTCTGTAACCGAGCGTGTAGCAGATATTAGTGTCAAGCACTTCATGCGTCCAAGAGATTTTGTGTTTATTTCACAAGGTATGAAAGATGGTGCAAAACTTTATGCGTTCTTTGATGGTGAAGATGTAACTGCAAATTGCGCTCAAATCACATTAAAAACTGGTGCTGATGTAAATAGTTTGTTTAATCTATTTGATACAAATGGTATTCTTCAGGCTGATGCATCAAAATATACCCGTGGTGCTCTTAATGATCTTACTGTAAGAAGCAACATAGTAATTGGTGTCTTTAGAGTTCCAGAAGGAAAATTCTATGTTGGTCAAAGATCATTTAGATTGACCGACAGCCCAACAGACAATGTTTCAGAAGCAAGCACACTTGCAACACAATCTATTTTTGCACAAGGTACATCTGTTACAAAAGGTTATGATGTTGTCAATACAAGACCATTTACATTTAATGGTTTTGCAAATCAAACACTTAGGGGTGATGGCACAACAAGAAGAGTTACACTTAGAGATGAAACAACAAGAACAGTTCTTCGCCAATGGTATGACCCACTCTCACAAAGTTTCTATATTGATGAAGAAACATATCCAGAAGGTGTGTATGTTACTTCACTAGACTTGTACTTCAAAACAAAAGCACCAGACACCGCTAAGAAAGGTGTGACTTGCGAAATTCGTGAAATGCTAAATGGCTTTCCAACACGAAGCGTAATTGGTGGTGAAGTTGCAAGGCGAGAACACGATGAAATTAAATTAAGTAATAACAGTACTGCAAACACCACATTTACATTTGCAAATCCAATCTTCTTGCCTCCTGGTGTAGAATATTGTTGGGTTGCAAAACCTGATGGTAATGTGACAGACTTCAATGTGTTTGTTGCGACACTTGGTGAGTTTGACATTACCAATCCAGAAGTTAATCTGAGAATTACTGAACAACCAGCAACGGGTATGTTGTTTACCTCAGCAAACGATTTCACATGGATACCAAGACAGAATCAGGATGTCAAATTTAAATTAAGAACTGCAAGATTCAGCACAACGCCTGCGACTGTTGTTCTACAGAACAAGCCATGGGCAAATACTGGTGGAAATTTTTCATATAATGCATATTCATTGAACATTGAAAATCTAACAACACCAAAATCAAATATTATATTTGAAGGTAGAACTGCTGATGGATCATTTACACTTAGCACATTCAATGGTGTGAAGAATCTTGAACGCATTCAATTGCCAGCAATCCAACTGCTTGCAAATACGGATAATGAAATATCAAATCTTCCTGTAGATAAATCAATTACTGTAAGAGCAACAATGGTTACGCAGAATGCCAATGTATCTCCATATATTGACTTAGAGAGAATGCGTACTTATTTGGAACAAACCATTGTTAATAATTCAACCTTTAATCAATTAACTGGAACAGTATTGTATGATTCTAGTGGTAATAATATTGTTGCTGGTGTTGGCACTCAATTTACTACTGAAATCGATGTTGGTGAATACGCATTGTTTGGTGAAGAATATCGTCAAATTGCATCTGTTACAAACAACAATCATCTTACAGTTAAAAATAACTTCACAACAAATGGTTCTGGCGTTACTGTTATTAGTAAAGCAGAAGAAAATCCAACAGGACCATATTCATCTCTTACACGATATATTACCCGTGTGGTTGAATTAAATGACGGATTTGAAGCGGCTGACATTGTTGCATATCTTGGTGTTAATCGACCACCAGGTACTAACATTAAAGTTTACTATAAAGTATTGAGTGAAAGTGATACCGATCCATTTGACTTTAAATTCTACAATGAAATGACACTTGATGGTACATCTACAACCAATCAAGATGCCTCAACATACAATGAAGAAAAATACATTGTTCCTACCTCTAAGAAAACTGGTGGTTCTAGACTTCTAACTGGTAGAGTTTCAATTACAAATGGCTCTGTAGATGTTGTTGGTGCAAACACAGTCTTCCTAGAACAGTTACAAGTGGGCGCCGAAATTGCCGTTGGTACATCAAGACTTCAAAGACGCATTGCTTCAATTGTTAATAACACATTTTTGACAGTAGAATCTGCTTATGCAACAACTGCATCAAGTCAAGAGATTTATCGTATTCTAAATAACTCAATTGGATACACAACACCAGACGGCAGGTCGTTTAGTGGATTTAAATACTTTGCCATTAAGGTGGTATTCTTGTCAACCAACACGGCAGTCGCACCAAAAATTAAAGATTTACGAGTGATTGCCTTAGCATAAGATAAAAAGGTGTATAAATACATGAAACGATTAGAATTAAGAGAAAAAGTCTTAGGTTTCACAGAACGAGATGCTCATTCGAAAGCCTTGTTAAATACAGATATGAACGGATTGATAAAATACAAGATGCAAAAACAACGACACACAGAGAGTGTCCAAGAGTTTAATCGAATGAAAGAAGAAATTTGCGGTCTCAAAGACGATCTTTGTGAGATTAAGAAACTGCTTTTAGCAATCACAAACAAAGTTTAGATTACCCCTTGTCAACCAATTTTAGATAAGAGAGAGAGAAAATATGCCACAAACCCAAATTCAATTAACTAATACTTTCAATGAGTTTCGTTCAGCATATAACAATGCGGCGAACACAGTTGACAGTTTAGAATCTACGCTAAACACAATTACAGGTGGTGGTGGCGGAGCAGGCATTTCAGGTTCTACAATTACTGCAAATGTGTTAAATGCAAACAATATTATTCACAACGGACTTACTTCCACTCGCATTCCGTTTGCAAATGCAACGAGTTATCTCTTAGATGACGCCGATCTTACATATACAACCGGGACAAACACACTCAATGTTGCCAATCTAAATGTTACTACGGTTACAAGCAATCTTACAGTTGGCGGTGCAGACAAGGTTGTTGCAAATGCCACATCTGGTAATCTAAATGTTTACGGAAATGCAATTATTGGTAACAATCTAATTACTCTAAATGCAAACGGCGTTTATCAATCAACAGGAAATATTGCACTTTCTGGCGCAGTATCAAGAATTGATTCTTATGACATTCACGCAGAAAATCGAGTTGATGTTGGCGCTAATTTATTAGCAAGTTGGGCAACAACCGTAGATGAAGACCTTTCAATTCACCGCGTAATTTCGGTAGACGATGTTGATGCCGCAAGCGATCATGCAGTAGTCAATATTAACGATGGCGAAGATGCATATGCAGAATTTATTGCAATGAATGATGTGGGTAATAGCGCACAAGGTTGGGCTTCTATGGGTATTAACTCTTCTAACTATGCCGCAGCCCAATACGGTGTCACAAAAGCAGACGATGGCTACTTGCTCTATCAAGCACCAGAAGGCACAGTTCACTCTGGTGACTTAGTAATCGGTACTGGTGGTAACGGTACAGGCAACAAAATTCTTTTCTCAGCAAACGGCTTTGATGATCCTGCGAACAATACGCAGATGACCATTGATCCAGGCCTAAGAGTTCTTATTTCAATTCCTACTCAATCTTCAAACACTTCAACCGGTGCTCTTGTTGTAAATGGTGGTATTGGTCTAAGTGGTAACTTGAATGTTGGTGGTAATGTAGCGATTACAGGTACAATTACACTTGGCGGTGGCGGTAATACAGTTTCAACATCATCATTGACAGTTGATAGCCCAATCATTTTTGTTGGTCAAAACAACGCCGCAGACACATTTGACTTAGGTTTTGTTGGTGAATATACAGATGGTGTTGAAAAATATGCTGGTTTTGTTCGTGACGCATCCGACAACGGCACATTCAAAGTTTTTGCAAACACAGCCATTCTACCAGCAAACACAGTAGACTTTACTGATCCAAATCTAGTATATGCAACAGTCCAGGTTGGTGAAGCAAAAATTGTAAGCACTACTGCTTCTTCAAGCAATACGACAGGCGCACTTATTGTTACAGGTGGTGTTGGTGTTTCTGGCGACATTTACGGAAGTGGGCTTATTCGTGCAACAAACGATACTGCATCAACTTCAACATCAACTGGTGCGATTGTAGTTTCTGGTGGTGTTGGTGTCGCAGGCAATACACACATCGGCGGCGAACTTGTTGTTGCTGACGCAAGAATTACTGGTCTTCTCACAACAGAATCCGTTGCTGAAGTCACAAGCAACATTACAGGTAACGGAGTAACAACATTTAACTACGAAAGCGGTACTGTATTTGCAGTTACACCAACCGCAAACTTTACACCAAACTTTACAAATGTGCCAACAACTGTTTCCCGTGTTCATGCGATGACATTGATCATTACACAAGGCAGTCCAAAATATGATATTTCTGGTGTTCAAATTGCTGGTGTCGCACAGACAATTAAATATGCTGGTGGTATAACGCCAACATTTACCGCAAACAAAACTGAGATTGTTGTGTTCACTCTCATTCGAACAAGTGCTGGCGCTTGGACAGTTCTTGGTCAATTGTCACAATACGGTTAATTTGAAGGGGTAAATAAAAATGCCAATTTTCAGTTCGGCAGGTAAATCAGCAATCATCACCGGGCGTGGAGCATTTCACCCTGGTGTAGTTGGAAGTGATGCTCCAACAAGTAGTGCGGCGGGATCACTAGGAACATCCACGCTAAGTGGTAACTCAGTTAACATTGCTGGAGTTACACAAAATACTGTAAGTGGTGATAGAGATGTGATTGACCCATTCTTTAGCGGACCTTTTTTATTTACGGTTGCAAGCGGTTCTCTTCCTCCAGGATTTTCTCTTAATTCGGCTACTGGACAAATTACAGGTGCATATACAGTTGCTTCATGGAATGAAGATGCAACTTATAACTTTACCGTTCGTGCTATAGACGCAACAGGATTGCATGTAACTGATAGAGCATATTCTATTGCATTATCAGTACCTTTTGAATTTAAACAAATTTTGTCTAAAGGTTACATTGCAGGTGGGTACATTAATTCAATTCCATTTCGAAATGTTCATAGAATGACATATTCTACTGATACAACAGCAAACTTAAATGACTTAATTGGAACTGCAACACAATATACTGCGGGCGCATGTAGTAGAACAAGAGCATATTGCTTTGGTACCAACGATGCGGCGGGCGCGGGATCAAATAAAACTGAAGTTTTTAATATGAACACGGAAACGGCTCAGGCACACGCTGTGCCAAGAAATCACACAACATCTAAAGATGATCTTGCAACAAGTTGGGTCTTAAACGAAAGAGCATATTTATTTGGTGGCGGCAATGTCACAGTTGATAAGTATACATTTTCCACAGAAACTTGTGTTGCGCTAGGAGCCGCATCAAATAATGTTGGGGGCGAGCCCGCCACGGCTACAGGTACGGGTTCAACTCAAGGCGATAACACCACAGTTCTTGTTTGGGGCGGCACGGCTCTAAAATTTAACATGGGAACAGATGCGCCAAGTGCCGTACCTACATTCCCAGTAGTTTCTGGTCAGCAAAAAGGTATGCCAACAAAACTAGGTAAAGGCTACATGGGAAATGAAGGTAGTTATAATGGAGGTATTAATTTCCGTGTATGGACATTTGCAAGCGATTCATATACAACCGTAGCAAAACCAGGTATTGGTCAAGGTGGTATTAACCCTTATGGTGAGGAAAATATGGTCATGGGTCAAGTTTGGGGATATGTTATGGGCCACTATGATGGCGCACAAAAAACTGACTGTATAAAATTTATCTATCCAACAAATAGTGGATACTATATGGGCTTTGGTGCCAGCGCCGCAACGCCTGCTGGATTTAATGTCCCAGCGAATCCAGGTGCACCAACTGGATCTATTGGTGGAAGAAGTTCAGGAACTACACATTGGACTGAGTAATTTTAATTTATTATTTTTTGAGGAAAAAAACATGACAAGTTTGGTCGATAAAGATTTTTATAATTCGCTTTCAGACAGATATTTAAAAAATTCTAAATCATTAAAAAGTGAACAAGATTTAATACCATTAGGAGATTCAGATGTTGAATCTTTGAGTGATCATCAAAAAGATTTGTTGCAATATGCACACAATCGTGAATTTCAAATGACGAAGTTTAAGATGAATCATTTTGTTGGTGATGCTCAAGTAACTCCATTTGCAAAACTAAAGCAACTTATCATTGAACTTAGAGTTCGTGATGAAGGACTTATCAATTTAAATTTTGATAAAAGAAAAATTGAAACAGAGTGTAAAATTATTCAGAAAAAAATAAATGAAGAAACCGATGAATTAGAAAAAGAACTTCTTCAAATAGAACTTGAAAGAAAACAAAGAGTTTTAAAAATTAGCAGACAAAGATATGAAGATGTTTCAAAAGAAAGAGATCAGTTTTTCGAATTGATTGAAGAATTTAACAATTCACCAGAAGCATACCTACCTGATGGTAGAAAAATTATTGATGTAATGAGTGATCCAAAAGAAGAAGAAGTTTTAGAAGAACAACTTTGGACTGCAAGACTTGCCAAACAATCAGCCCTTGATATGGCAACAGGAGGAAGAATTGGTTTAGGAAATATGGAAGCAATTTCAAGTCTAAATAGAGAAAAACAGGCTGAGGTTTTGTTTTTAGCAAGTGATTATGGCAATCGTTTAGAGAGCGCA